GCCGAGCGCGACGTGCGCTGGAGCGAGCCGAGAGGGCAGATGCCTGAGCAGTGGGAGGCGGCCGCATGAAGACCATTCAGGCCCTCATCAGCGCCTTGGCGACCATCCTCGAGCACGCCTACCACTCAAACCCTGGTGCACATCAGTTCGGGGGTGAGCTGTGACCGGTCAGGCAGTGAAGAAGTCGCCGCCGGCGCGCAAGAAGAAAACCTGCATCAACCCGGTGTGCGAGGTCGAGTTCGTTCCGGCAAGGCTGGGACAGAAGGTTTGCGGCTACCAGTGCGGCCTGGCCATCGCTCCCGCGAATCAGGAAACAGCGCGCAAGGAGCTGGCCAAGATCGAGCGCAAGGAGATCAAGGCTCGCAGGGAAAAGCTCAAGAGCCGCTCCGAGCACATGAAGGACACGCAGCAGGCTTTCAACGCCTGGGTGCGTGCACGCGATGCCGCGCAGCCATGTATCAGCTGCGGGCGGTTCCATCAGGGCAATAACGATGCGGGGCACTACCGCACGGTCGCCAGCGCCCCGGAGCTGCGGTTTGAGCCGCTGAACTGCCACCTGCAATGCTCGCCGTGTAACACGCACAAGTCCGGTGACATCGTGAACTACCGCATTAACCTGGTGCTGCGCATCGGCGTCGAGAAGGTCGAGTGGCTGGAAGGCCCGCACGAACCCAGGAAATACACGATTGAAGACCTGAAGGCGCTTACCGCGCACTACAGGGCACTGACCAGAGAGCTGAAACGGGGAGAAGTAGCATGAAAATTATCGGAGCACGTCAAGCCTGGCACGACGCACTGCACGAACACCGTCCATCTGCGCTGGCGGTTGCTGCTGAGCAGGCCCTGTTGGGCAAGAAGAGCGGTTCGGGCGACGCAAAAATCATGGTCATGCTGGAAAATCATGACGGCCAGGAGGTGGCGAGGGTCTATGAGGTGCGCAAGGAGGGGGTAACTGAGACGCGCTCGGGCCGACGCCTCTCCGAATCCCGTTGCGCTCACATGCTGGTCGCCGGCCTGGTGCTTCGCGCCATCGACACCTTGCCTAAGTCACTGCGTCACTTCGGCAACTTCATGTACTCCCCAATTGCTACCGGCAATGACCTCAGTATCTGCCACGGCCTGGTCTGGCTCGGCAGTGGCATGGAATCGCTCACCGATCGCAAGAAGCAGCGCGCCTACTGGATGGCAATGGCCGCACTGCAATCGCACAAGACCATTGTCAACGGCGGGCAGGGCATGGGCCCTGGCTCAGTCTGCATGTTCGTCGAGGATCGCACCGGCGAGAAAATGAACCCTCAGAACTGGGCCCGGGATTGGGAGGCGATCTGGGACGCCCTGTGCGCCCACGTTGACAGGCTCGATAAGCAGGCGCTCAAGCCGGTTTCGGTGGTGATCGAGAAGATGCGTGAGGGGTCAGAAAATGACCATGAAATAGCCGCTTGACGATTTGAGGAGCATTCTGGCAGTATTTGTCCATCGTGATAGTTTCGCCTCTGGCGAACCGAAACAAGAAGCCCGCCACCAGTGCGGGCTTTTTTGTGGGCGAACGAAAACCAAACCTCTGAGGATTGCCGAATGATCGTGAAGCGAATTGCTGTGTACCTGGCGCTTGCCTTTGCCGCCTGCCTGTCCTGTTTTTCCGGTAGCGTGCTGGCCGACCCAGTGGCCCATGCCTACTACTCGGTGCGCTCGATGGGCGAGCCGCAGGGTGTGGCGTTCAAGCGCCTGGAGATGACCCTGACCGCGTGGCGAACGGGTAGCCAGACCAGCAATGAAGCCCTGAAGTCGAACCTGCGCGCATCCAGCAATCATTTCGAGATGGCTTCGGCCAAGCCAAAGCCTGAGCGCGACGGCTCCCCGATCTGCTGAATACGCCTGGTACAAGAGTGAAAAAGCCCGGACACCACGTCGGGCTTTTCCGTTTGTATTGGCATGCAATCTCGCCGCTCCCTCACAAATCCCTTTACGGGTAACGCCCTGTGAGATGCGGCAATAGGGCTGAGATTGCATGACCAATACAAATTCCCAAATCCCTCGGAACCTCTGACCGCCAAGTTCAGCGAGGGCCCCATTCGTACCAGTCTCATCAAACCCGCTCCAGGGTGAGTCCTTGGCCGCTCACACCGGCCCTTTTATTGGAATACCCCATGACCGACGTATCCCGCATCGCTGACAGCACGGCGTTCAAAATCGTCGTGCCTGTCCTCCAGACGATTCTGTCTGCTGCTGCGATCGGCGCGTTCGTTTACGTCGTGGGATCGCTATCGACACTGCAGACCACGCTGAACAGCTACCAGACCAGCCAGGCACTGCTTGCAGCCCGGGTTGACTCCCTGGAGCGAACGCGAGAGGCAAGCGACAAGTTCATCGACACCCTGCGCACCTCCGACCAACGCCAGGATTACCGTCTGGACTCAATCACGGAGATGCTGAAGTCGTTCGGACGGCCAAAGTGAGGTGCGCACTGGTTGTGGTGCTGTTGCTTGCCGGGTGCGCGCAGAAAGAAGCTGCACCCGCAGGACCTCCAGCGCAGAAGACAACGATCTTCCGGTTCACCTCGGCACCGAGCGACTGTCCGAAGCCCGAGACGGCCAAAGACATGAAGCGCGTGACAAAAAGTCGTGACGACTGGAAGCGCTACGCCGAAAGCCTCGAAAAACTCCTTCCCTCGGACGCAGAACATGGCCCTCATCCCTGAATGGCGTAAGGCCTGGAAGCTGACAAGCGTTCAGCTGGCCTGTATAGGCGCGGCGCTGAATGCTGCTGCTGTGGGATGGTCGGTGTTTCAAGGCGCGGTTGACCCGCTGGTGTTTGCTTCTGTGAATATGGCTCTGAGTATTGCGGTCGCCGTGTCGCGAGTGATAAAGCAGCCATCACTTCAAGGCAGAGAGCAGGTTCCAGACAATCATGAGTAGCGTAACGTCGTTCACGCTGGGCGCCTACAACCATCGCGAAAAGGGTGAAGACATCCTGCGCGAAATAGATCAGTGGTCAGTCGATGACTGGATCAAGTTAGGGCCTGACCTCGGCAAGCGCGCCGTTGCTGCTGTAGATCGCCTACATGCTGCCGACGATGAGATAAACCGTCTACACCTAGCCGGACTCATATAGCGCGCCACAAATTCAGATGCGTACTTTTCGTGGCGCGGAGTAAACCATGTCAATTGTTGAGTTAAGGCGCGCTGAGGCGGATGAGCCTCACGCTGCTGGCGAATGCGTGTGCCGTCACTGTATGCATGAGTGGGTAGGCGTGATGCCGGCTGGTTCGACTCAGCTTGAATGCCCGATCTGCCACACCCACCACGGCGCGATGAAGTATCCCTTCGGTGCCACAGGCGACGAACTTGAATACCAGTGCAACTGTGGAAGCCAAGACTTTTTCATCATGAAACGTGAAGCCTCCAAGGTGGCTGCGGTGTATTGCCGTGGCTGTGGTGTAGAAGCCACTGGATGGTTTGCATAACAGGAAGAACCAATGACAACCAAGCAACCCGACTGGGAGGCCATCGAACGCGCCTACCGGGCGGGTGCGCTTTCCATCAGAACCATTGCTGAGCGCAACGGGATCAGTGACACCGCCATTCGCAAAAAGGCCAAAGCATCTGGCTGGGCTCGCGACCTTTCTGAGCAGGTGCGCAAACAGGTTCGCAACAAGCTGGTTCGCGGCGAGGTTCGCGAAGAGCAATGTGCGAACCCTGAGCGTGATGCTGAGATCGTCGAAGAGGCCGCAGAAGAGGGCGCGCGGGTTGTTCGCAGCCACCGCCGCGACATTCGCAAGGCCACGAACCTTGCGAACCTTCTGATGGATGATTTGCTGACCACGATCAGCAAGCGGGAAGAGATCGAAGACTCGATTGAGGGCGAAACCGCTGACGATGCGAACGGCATGCGCCGGGCGACGATGCTTTCCGCCGTGGCATTGCCGAGCAACGCCAAAACCTTGTTTCAACTCTCGTCGGCCATGAAGAATCTCCAGGTGCTCGAGCGCCAAGCGTTCAGCCTGGACGAGAAAGAGAAGACCGACGACTCGGAAGACCTCTCCAAGCTGATGGATGAATTATCGAAGGAAGCCTAACGGATGAAGCCCGAGCACCTGCAATTGCTCCGGGACCGATTCTGGCGACTGAACAACCTGTACTTCATCACCGACAAGAACGGGAAGAAAGTCCGCTTTCGCATGACGCAGGAGCAGGTCGACTATTTCCAGGGGATGCACACCCGCAACATCATCCTGAAGGCGCGGCAGCTTGGGTTCACGACCCTGGTCTGCATCGTCCAGCTGGATGCGGCCCTGTTCGAGGCGGCGAAGTGTGCGCTGATCGCCCACACCTTGAACGACGCCAAGCGCCTGTTCCGGGAAAAGGTCAAATACGCTTACGACAACTTGCCCAGGGAGATCAAAGCGGCTAACCCGGCGCGCAATGACGCCGCCGGTGAGCTGGTTTTCAGTAAGGGCGGATCGCTCTACGTCTCCACTTCCTTCCGGGGCGGCACGCTGCGTTATTTGCACGTGTCCGAGTTCGGGAAGATCTGCGCCAAGTTTCCGCACAAGGCGCGGGAGATCGTCACTGGTGCCTTCGAGGCCGTAGCCGCTGAGTGCTTCGTCACGATTGAGTCGACGGCCGAGGGGCGGGCGGGATACTTCTTCGATTACTCGCAGAGCGCTGAGAAGCAGCAGCTATCGGGCGTGCCGCTTGGCTTGCTGGACTGGAAGTTCTTTTTCTTCAGCTGGTGGCGCAACCCGCTTTACTCGCTGGATGCTGAAGGCGTGGTTATCACCGATCGGCTGACGGCCTACTTCGATGAGCTGTTCGCCAAGCACGGGATATTCACGAACCCAGGCCAGCGCGCCTGGTACGCCGCCAAAGAGAAGACCCTGGGCGACGACATGAAGCGGGAATACCCGTCGATTCCGGCTGAGGCGTTCCAGCAATCCATCGAGGGCGCCTATTACGCTGCGCAGTTCCGCAGGCTCTATACCGAGCAGCGGATTGGCGTACTACCGAACAACAGTCACCTGCCGGTGATGACCTTCTGGGACATCGGTGTCGGTGACTCGACGGCCATTTGGTTTGTTCGCAAAGTCGGCGAGCAGTACCACGTGATCGACTACTACGAGAACAGCGGTGAAGGGCTGCGGCATTACATGAAGGTGCTCAAGGACAAGGGTTACACCTACTCCGAGCACTGGGGCCCGCACGACATCGATAACCGGGAGTTCGGCAGCGATGCCAAGACACGCCGGGAAATCGCCCGTGAGGGATACGAGATCGACGGGCAGAAGTACTCGCTCACATTCCAGGTGGTGCCAAAGATCGGCGTCAACGACGGCATTGAGCAGGTTCGCGAGATCCTGCCCCTTTGCGTATTCGACGAGGCCAAGTGCGAGTCAGGCATCGCCTGCCTGGAGAACTATCGCAAGGAGTGGGACGACAAGCGCGGCTGCTGGAAAGACAAACCGCTGCACGACTGGACCTCTCACGGCGGTGACGCCTTCCGCTACTTCGCAGTGACCAAAAACAGCCGGAAACCGGTTACCTCTCTCAAAATGGGATTCGCACGCTAATGGCAGACGTCCAATTCATCCGCCCGGAATACGACGCGGCCAAGTCCCGTTGGAGCCTGGTGCGGGACGTCTGCAAAGGGTCTGAGACCGTCAAGAAACGCGGCGACCTGTACCTGCCTCGCCCAAACCCGAGCGACGACAGCGAAGACAACAAGTTGCGCTACCAGAGCTATCAGGCCCGGGCGGTGTTCTACAACGCCACCGGTCGCACGAAGAACAGCCTGACCGGTGCCGTGTTTCGCACCTGGCCAACGCTAACAGTCCCCGGCGCCCTCGACTACGTGAACAAGGACGTGGACGGGCAGGGGATCAGCGTCTACCAGCAATCACAGTCGGTCATTGGGCATCTGCTCGAGGTTGGCCGCCATGGTTTGCTGGTGGACTACCCATCGGTTGAGTCTGGCGCAATCAGCCGGGCTGACAGTGACGCTGCTGGCATCCGCCCAACGATTGCCAGTTACGTGGCTGAGGCGATCATCAACTGGAAGGTGCGAAAGGTCGGCGGGCAATATCTGCTGAGCCTGATCGTGCTCAAGGAAGTAGTCGACAAGGACACCACGGACGGCTTCGGCGTCGAGGCAAAGGATCAGTACCGGGTTCTGCGCCTATCGGAAGACGGCATCTATCAGCAGGAGCTTTGGACTGAAGAAAACGGATGGGCGGCCCCTTTCGATGTCGTAACCCCGCTCGACG